TTGTAGAGCAAGCTTGCACAGTGAGGACTGGTTAACCCACTGAAGCGATTCTTTAGAATACTAACCCTCGTGGTGTTACGTTCCATCGGGTCTTCATGCTGAGAATTTCTAACAAGGCCAATCACGATATCGCTAAGCTGAGCAATAGCACCTGAGCCTCTGAGTTGAGACAGCGACGTTGCAGCACCCTCTTCGTGTCCCTTAGACTCAGGACGCTTTAGGTGTGAGACAACAATCAAACTAACCCCAGTCTCCTGCACGAGCATACGAAGCTTGGTCATAAGTTCATCGATAGCTTTACGCTCATCACCATTAGACTGAGAGGATACAACCATGCTAATATGGTCAAGAAAGACGTAACGGCAGTCTGCTGCCTTGGCGAAATAGCGTATACGATTGACCACATTGTCGATATCAGTACTACCAAAGTTATCCCAAAAGAAAAGCCTATCAGTGCCAAGTGTAATATCAAACGCATTCTTTAACTCCTCAGGACTAACCTCAGTGTCAGGTAAGTGTAGTGGTTTATTTAGATGGAGCGACATAATACCACGAGCAGTCTTACGTACTGACTCCTCCATGAACATTAAGCCGATATTGTCGTTGGTAGTCTTAATCAAGTGCCATAGAATCTCACGTAAGAATTGAGACTTGCCTAGTCCTGAGCCTGCCGTGACTGTGATAAGTTCTGCTGGACGGATACCGTAGGTAAGTTCATTGACTCCAGGCCAAGGGTACATGGCTGACGATTTCTCCACAGGTCGATTAACTTCGTCCCATAGCGTAGAGCCTGCGATGATTCCATCAGGTGTCCACTGCTCTGCTGCCCACCATTGCTTGATGTAGTCTGCAGTCTTTCCTGCCTTAAGGTAGTCACAAGCATCTTTAAATCCCTTCAGATGTTTAACAATCTTGCACTTATTACCTAGCACTTCAGCTACTTCGTTGACAGCCTTCTGACCGACCTCATCCGCATCAAAGCATAGGTAGATATTCTCGAATGAAGATAACCACTCATAAGCCTGTTTAACATCCTTTAGAGCTGCTTGAGCACCGTTGCGTACTGAGACGTTAGCGTACTTGCTACCACTCATCTGAAAGCCTGCTAATGCGTCTAGCTCACCTTCATGGATGGTAACAGTCTTACCACCTTTAGCAAATATATTTTGACCAAAGAGCGTAGATGTTTTCCAGTCACCAGTAATGGCAAAAGTCTTAGTTCCTACGTTGCGTGATTTTGAGGCGATGATAGCTCCTTCTTCGTTCGCATACGGATAGTACTGGTTAGTCCCGTCTTGGGACACACCATAGTGCTGACACGTTGCCTGAGTAATCCCTCGGTCAGGTATCGACTTGACTTCACCTTTAACTTCAATCATAACTTTCTTTCTCGGAGTTGCAACATAATCTTCATCGCCTTTAATATGATTAAGACATACAAAACAATGCTGATGATTATCATCCCAGAGTGAATTACCATCTGAGCTACCACATGCTTCACAAGGAATATGTTTTATTAAATTACTCATAGTCTATTTAGTTTCTATTTAGTTATTGTTTCTTTAATACATACTACTAAGATGATTATTACTATTAAGAATATTATCATATTAGTATTCATCATCTAATAAGTCATCTAGATAGATGTCTAAATCGTCTATATCACTACTGCTTAGTAAGTCTACTCTGTCTTTATAAAGTATATCATCCTTGACAGTTTTCAAACAGGTTAAACACATGTCAAGAAACTGGTTAGTGTTTACTGACTTAATCGTTGACTCATAGTCAGTCAACAAGTTGTTACAACAATAACAGCGCATAGGGTCTCCAATGCTGTTTAGAAGGCTTTAAAGGGGTCTCTAAGACTCGTTCTACTACTGGGTGATACCTACACCTCATCTTCTTCTTCATCGCCTCCTAGAGCTTCTCCTGATACATTGTCACAATCCCAAGGAAACCACTCACAATCCATCTGCTCAGGTGAATAAGTATTAGCTCGATTAACTTCAGGCATTATCTCCATTAAGGAAAGAGTCTCGTGAATCAGATTGTGTGTTATAATATACCTCATAATAGTTTCTAAACTCCTTAGCTAATTTTCTCCAAGTAGGCATATTAGTTTCTCCTACTTCTCCTTCATACAATGTAGAAGCAATCCCACCTCTGTTTAGTATAGCGATTAACTCTGCGTCTGTCATTTTATTAACTCCTTATAAATATTTAATACAGTATCTATTACTGAGGATACTGCGAATATAATCAATAATATATCTTCTCTGTTCATGTTAGTTCCTATGATAAGCGTCATGGGGATGTGTGAACATGCTGGCTAATAGCTCATCTACATTCTTAAACCATTGAATTACCTTTAAGCCATTAGCCTGATAAATAGTAAAGCTCAAAATAGTGCCTCCTCAAATTGAAACTTCGGTGCTTTTCTTAGCTCGATAGTCCAAGCATTAAAGCCTACGAATGCGAGAGCCTCAGCTTTAGTATAAAACCATCTAAAGGCGATACCATCCTCATCGTGAACCCAATATTTACTTAGCATTTACAATTTCTTGCGTAAGATAGGCAGTGCATGTTAGGAATGCTTTCTTAATCTTGTTAATTTTCTTGACATCGTCCCAGTCTATATGGTCATTGGCTGGTCGCTTGTGAGCATTGACTGCCATCGTTACCAAGTCAAACAGAGAGATAGTCTCGACTGCTTTAGGGTCATCGCCTACGAAGAGCTGAATTTGCCCTCTATCATTCATCCAGATATCTACATCAAGGTCTACGCTAATTTTACTCATTTTCGTTTGCTTTCACATAAGAATGTAAATTAAACCATATTTCACGCAGGGATGTAGGATACATTTCCAATAACCAATCTTGAAAAGCGTTGGCTGGGTTAATGTTTAACAAAAAACCCTCTTCATCTCTGCATTGCATTAAACAAACTACTAAATTTTCTAATGATTCTTGACTAATATTCTTTTTATCTGACTTCATAACTTCTCCTTATTTTTAAAATCTTTAGACATCCAAGAGTCTACCGCTTGGTCTACATGGTCGCCTGTGAGCCACACGTGCGTAGTCATCTTACCATCACACAGCACGATAGCTGGTGCAATCTCTTCTTGAGGCACATCCCATGAGCCATCACGTAGCCAGCGATAACGCTCAGCGTCTAAGAAGTTCTGATTGTCGCTTAACATCTTAGCGAACAGGTGTGCTCTGTTATCCTCTTGTGCTTCGAGAGCATCAGCAGCCCTCATCAGGAGTGAGCGAGTAACGACGTACTCATCCTTATCAGCGTATGCTCTTAGTTGTTTAACGAGGTTCTCAACCATTTTTTACAGTCTCCGCAGAATGATACATGGACAAAATATCCATAATTACTTTACCTTCGCCATATTTTAACATCATAGCGACTGCGTCGGCAAGTGTATTGTGGTAGCAAAATTCTTCCCACATTAGCTGAGCTTCTCCACTTGTCATTTGGTCTTGTAAATTAGTCATATAAAGCCTCAGGATGATTGTGATAATGGTTTTCTGCTCTAAATCGTGCAGTTGATTGCCAATAGTCTACCACTTTCTCAATGACAAATACAGGTGCATGAGAAGGTGTAGGATATTGCTCTTCATCATAACCACACTCACTCAAGCCCTCAGCCCAGTTCACAGGCGTGTAGGGGTTACACTCATCAATCATCATCTCGCCTGCGTAGATAGAGACTGCTTCTTCGAATACTTCTTCGTCGTCTCCGTCTTCGGGTTCATAATATCTGTCTTCCGTATACATTCCCATTTTAAAGCCCTCCAGCGTTTGTTAAGTCTAGGATAAGGTGTAGCCCTTTGACTTCTAAGGAACAACCCGTGGCGTCGTATGTAGCACCGTCAGCTTCGATGTGCTTAAGCGTAGCGTCGGGGAAGTTTTCATCAAGCCATTCGATGAGTAAATCTTTAGTATTAAAAAATATATCGTGTTTCATTTGATTTGTCTCACTCTAAAGTTAAGGTCATAGTCTACATCAATCATAAAGCCTTCTTTTACCGCTTCTTCGCAATCTTTAAAATACTCGTCTATTGCCTGCCATGCTTCTTCCTCGCTTGCATAGGTCTGTGGCTGGTCGCCATCGTGCCACACATTCTCATAGTCTAGCACCACTTCCCAGCGTGCGTCAGTCTTAATTGTATTGTGAAAGTCTATCATAATGAATACTCCAGCTCGTAAGATAAGATTTTAAAATCATTGTGGGAATTGTCTTTCATTAACTCCACTAGTTCGGCTTCTCCTTCGGGTGCGTAGTAGAATATGCGACTATCAGCCACTCCGAAATTATCAAAGATTTCGCCTTCCTCGTGCTCGTCATCGTCTCTATATGTGCCAAACGATATATAGTAGCCGTCAACCTCTTGCCCGTCATCTTTGAAATATATACATGCGTAAGCACCAATCGGACTCATTCTAAGACCTCCTCAATATCATATTCAAGAATCTGTTCTTTAGGTTCTAGCTGTTCCTCAATGGCTCTATAAATCCAATCATCATAATTCAATGATTTATCTTTTACGGATATTTCCATGACAATTTTAAAGGTTCTCATAATTCCTCCTGAGCTGGTTCGAATTTTGGTGTGGTGTATTCCTGTGAAATCCTTGCGTCGATATCTTGAATAACTTCTTGAGCCTGTAATGCTTCTTCCTTGTCGCTTTCGTATTGTTCGCCACTTGGCTCTTGGTCATCTAGATACCAATCGGCAAAGTCTGAGAGCCTGCGTAATTTGTCATATTGCTCTAGTGTTAATGTGATGTTCATGCTGACTCCTTAAGAACTAAGACATCAAAAAAGACCTGCGGTTTACTGAGTGCACAATGCGCCCATTTATTGATGTGCCGACTGGTGGTCTGACTCCATTTCTTATCGGTGCGGTAGAACTGCCCATCTATCCAGCAAGCCACAGGCGTTTCATAACTAAAAAGAACCTGTGTGCCATCGTTTAGGACTAATTCTGTTTGATTACTGCCTAGCTGTTTGAGTTTCATTTGTGCAACTCCTTAAAAGTTTAAATAAGTAATAGTTTTATCGTTATATCCAACAACTATTGTTGCATCGTTTAGATAGTCGATAACAGCTTGGGGAATGTCTTCTAGGTTTAAATCTTCGCCATCAGCCAATCTGTAATCGTTTACAACATCTTCATACGTGCATTCGATGAAGTCGCAACAAAGGGAGATTACGTCTAATTCTTGCTCAATGCCTGTATCATCTTCTTGTTGTTCTATCCAGTTGAATAGAGCTGTGAGCCCTTCATAACTAAAATTATTTGGGCGAAGTTGCTCGAAGGCAGTTTGAAAAGTGCTGAAGTTTACGGACTGTTTCATGGTTCTATTCCTCTTTATTGGGTTAGTAATTCAATGTGCTACGGATACAGTATTACAAGGACTGCAGGGTCTGTCTATTAGGACAAACCCTTAGTTTTTCAATTATTTAGTATAATGCCATACAACCTGAGCCACGATGAAAAGTAAGATTGTAAGAATAACAGCGTGCCAGTTTTTCATTTTCTTATTCCTTAATTAAGCCCATAGCGATGGAGGTGGCGCAAACGTCATAATCTGTAACGATTTGACCTAAAAACTCATGGCTGGCTTGATATCGTGTTTTAACTAAATCGCCTGCACTATTGTAAGTCTTTAGGATATCTGTAACGATACAGATTCTAGGTGCTTTTCCTCTTGTTGCAAACTTTGTTCCGATTGAATAATCCATTGTTCTATTCCTTATTGGTTAGTTATTATGGCTAAGTGCCATAACTACAATATATGGCTAAGAACAACATAAAAGAATAGGGATAAACCCTTAGTTTATAGACTATCTCACATTGTGAAATGATAGGAGATTTGACAATTTATAGGGGACAACAGCGAAGACATACAAACGAGAATGCTTATCAGTTACTGGGTAGAACTGCTGAGCACTAGAGTGGTGCATGTCTTTGATTCTTAATACCACATTATGAAACGCCTCAGAAACACCCTAGCTTTTCACCATGTGAAATCTTCACAGGGTCTTCACAGACTGCTCAGATTAGACATGAGACATGACATAGAGCTGAGGAGGGATAGGGCAGAGCTGGGGAGAATCCCTATAGATTTACAGGGCAGGGGAGGGCAAATAAGAATTATTTATTTATATATATAACGCTATTTATAACGCTGATGTAATTTTTAAAACAAGGGGTAGTATCGGTCAGAACAGACCTGGGACGTGCTCCATAGGCTCTACGGAGTGTTGTAAGACAATTAAAACAATGTCTAGTAACAGTACTGAATAGTGCTCTCTAGCTCTATGTAGGCTACATTGTGCTCTTTAGCTCTATTTAGTAATAGTCTTTATTACTATATTAAAACCATACTATATTGCTACTAAGAAGAAACTACTTTGTTAAACTATATAGTAATTATAACACTACTTTCTCTTTTTGTCAAGTAGTATTTGTCGATAGCTAGTTGTCCCCTATAGGTTGGTTTTATCGGTATTTGTAAACTATGAGATACATTTTGTATCATTAAAAATAATCCTTGACTTTTAAACAAAAGCATGTTATAATGACCCCACAAGTAAAGGAACGTATGACAAGGCGTAAAAAGAGAGAATTAAAAGCTGAAGGTAAATGGTGGTCTGACTCACAGAAGTTAGAAGCTGCTACTACATTCTTAGCCATTGGTAACGGAGCACAGACTGCTGCTGCACTGGATATCCCATTAGCGACATTCAATCGCTGGAGATATACCGAGTGGTTTAAGAAGATGGTTGACGACCTCAAGGCTGAGGACAACCTTAAGCTTAATGCTCGTTTGAACAAGATTGTCGCTAGAGCTTTAGATGTCACAGAAGATAGGCTTGAAAAAGGTAACTATCAATATGACCCTAAGACTTCTGAGCTAATTCGTGTCCCTGTGTCGATGAAAGACGCAGCTAAGGTAGCCAACGACATGTTAGAGCGTAAAGATGTTATTGAGACTAAGCCAGTACAAGAACAGATTGAAAAAACTGTCGATGCTAGGTTAGCTGCTTTGGCTGAACAGTTCAAAGCCTTTGCTAAGCCTAAAGAAAAAGATATTACCCCTAAGCCTTTAGTAATTGAAAACGAAGCCTAATGGAGTTATCCAGTGAAGTCATTGAGGGTTTTAGTAATGCTTGTCTGGTTAAGAACTTTGACTCAGCGACTCAGACCCCAGAGTTCCATAGAGAATTATGGGAACTATGTTGTTCTAAAGACAAGTTTGTGGCTATTGCTGCTCCTCGTGGTCATGGTAAAAGCACTGCTGTTACTTATACCTATTGTCTTGCAGAAGTATTATTTCGTAGGTCTAAGTATGTTTTGATTGTCTCAGATAGCTTTAGTCAAGCTGGTTTGTTCTTAGGTGATATCATTAAGGAACTCAGGGACAATGAAGACATACATGGTTTATTTGGTCACATTGAGTTGACAAAACAAACCGAAGATGATATAATAGGTGTATTCAGCGATGGTACATCTTTTCGTATCCAAGCCAAAGGCTCTGAACAAAAGCTTCGTGGTTTGAAATGGTTGAACAAACGTCCAGACTTAATCATCTGTGACGATATGGAATCTGATGAACAGGTTCTAAATAAGGATAGACGTGAAAAGCTTCGTAGATGGTTCTATTCAGCTCTTATCCCTGCCCTGTCAGTTACAGGTAAGATTCGCATAGTAGGTACTATTTTGCACTTAGACTCCCTTCTTGAAAGGTTGATGCCTGAGTCCCAACTAGCCTCACTAGGAACTAAAGCTTTAAAGAATCTCATTACTGAAGATTTAAAGCAATTTACAAATTATAAGACTTCTTGGTTATCCATTAAGTATCGTGCCCATACAGATGACTTTAGTAAGATTCTGTGGCCTGATAGGTGGAACAAGAAAGCTTTAGAAGAGCGTAAAGCCCAATACGTTGCCCAAGGCTTAGCTGACGTATATTCTCAAGAGATGCTCAACGTACCTCTTGATGATGCTAACGGATTCTTTAAGAAGAGTGACTTTGCACCACTTAAAGACGAAGACCGTAAAAAGAATTTAAATTACTACATTGCTTGTGACTTAGCTATTAGTCAAAGGCAACATAGTGATTACAGTGTTTTTGCTGTGGCAGGGATGGACGAGAATCAGCACTTGCAGTGTGTGAACATCGTTCGTGATAGAATGGATGCGATGCAGATAGTAGAAACCATTCTTGCCCTCCAGCGAACTTACAACCCTGAGTTGTTTGGAATCGAGGCAGGTACAATCCAGAAGTCTATCGGACCATACCTTAACGAAGCAATGATGAAGCAGGACACATTTATCAACTTAGTTTTACTCAAGCCGTCTGGTGATAAGTTGAGTCGTGCAAGGTCAATGCAAGCTCGTATGAGAGCAGGAGCCGTCAAGTTTGACAATTCTGCTGATTGGTATCAAACATTTGAAGATGAGCTGTTGCGGTTTCCTAGAGACAGACACGATGACCAGGTCGACGCTTGGGCCTACATTGGGTTACTCTTAAACCAAATGCAAGTAGCTGCTACTCAAAGTGAAGTTGATGAAGAAGAATACAGGGTTGCCTTACACGATTATGGATACGACCAACAAGGCAGAAATGCTACGACAGGCTATTAAGAATAAATGAAATTACAAAACGAATTTAACTTAGACAAGATTGTCTCTTCCCCTAACATCGCTGAGATGCTAGACGAGGCTGACCTCAATACTATTAGCTACAACGTCTACAAAGGATTTCAAGCTGACTTGGAGTCTCGTTCTGCTTGGGAGAAACGTACTGAAGATGCTATGAAGTTAGCTCTTCAGGTAGCTGAAGCTAAGTCCTTTCCTTGGCCTGGAGCGTCCAATGTCAAATTTCCGCTTATTACTATTGCTGCTTTGCAGTTTCATGCTCGCAGTTATCCCGTACTTATTAACGGGGAGACTCCCGTACAGTGTCGTGTAATCGGTGACGACCCTACAGGTGCTAAAGACGCTCGTGCCCATCGTGTTGCTCAGTTTATGTCCTATCAGATTCTTGAGCAAGATACTACTTGGGAATCAGAGATGGATAGAGTTCTTATCTCTCAGCCTATTGTAGGTTGTGCTTTTAAGAAATCTTATTTTGACCCAATCCTAAAGTACAACGTCTCTGAGCATATCCTTGCTAAAGACTTTGTCGTAAACTATTGGACTAAGCATTTAGATACATCCCCACGCATTACTCAAATCCAATACCTATCTAAGAACGACATCTATGAGCGTGTAGCTCGTGGCTTGTGGTGCGAAATGAAGGAAGGTCGTCCTGCTGCTGTTCCTCAGTCAAACATGACTTTGGCTCAGAATAAAGCTCAGGGTATGTCTGCTCCTGATTCTATTGACGATAGCACTCCTTACGAAATCCTAGAACAGCATACCTTCATTGACTTTGATGGTGATGGCTACGCTGAGCCGTACATCATTTGGATGCGTCGTGATACTAAACAAGTTCTTCGCATTGTAGCTCGCTACTTTGACACTTCTATTGAAAGAGATGAAAAAGGTAATGTCCTCTCCATCCAAGCAGAAAGCTATTTCACTAAGTTCCCTTTCATTCCCTCACCTGATGGTGGATTTTATGACCTCGGTTTCGGAAGCCTTCTTGGACCACTTAATCAGAGTATCGATACCCTTCTCAACCAGCTTATTGACACAGGCACAATGGCCAATACCGCAGGTGGCTTCCTCAGTCGTGGAATCAAGCTCAGAGGCGGTAACTACAACTTCGCACCTTTAGAGTGGAAGCATGTCGATACGACAGGTGATGACCTGCGTAAAGGTATTATGCCTTTACCTGTTAGAGAGCCTTCTCAAGTTTTGTTTACATTGCTTAGTATGCTTATCAACTACGGTGAGCGTATTGGTGGCTCGGTTGACATCTTGTCTGGTCAAAACCCAGGTCAGAATACTGCTGCTGAGACTACAAGGACAATGGCAGAACAAGGAATGAAGATTTTCTCTGGTATCTTTAAGCGTACTTACCGTAGTCTTAAAGATGAGTTCCGTAAGCTGTATCGCTTGAACCAACTGTACCTACAAGGTATCGAAGATTACAACAGTGATACAGGTCAAAACTTTATTGATGCTGATGACTTTGCAGGTCCAGTATCTGATGTACGTCCTTCTGCAGACCCTAACATTGTTTCAGATACCCAACGTATCCAACAAGCTTCAGCGTTGCTACAGTTAGCTTCTACAACTCCAGGCATGAATATGTATGAAGTTCAGAAGAACTACCTCAAAGCAATGAAAGTTTCTAACATTGACCAGTTGTTACCTGACCCTAAAGGTCCTAACGCTATCAAACCAGGACCTTCAGAGAAGATTCAAATTGAGCAAATGCGTAGCCAGATTAAACAAATGGATATGGAATTGCAAACTAAATTGGCTGCTATCAAGTTGGCACAAGCTGCAGAGCTACAACAAGCTAAGATTCATAAGTTGGAAGCAGACGCTATCCTCTCTATTGAACAAGCTGGTGGTGTGCAGGCTGGACATGATATTGCAATGCTAGATGCCCAGATTGGTGCAGCTAAAGCTAAACAAGAAGGTATTCAAGATAGTATGAAGACAGTTATGGCTCTTGAAAAGCACCTGTCTGACATTAATAAACCTCAAGAAGCACCAAAAGAGGGAGCAGCAAAAGAGTAGGTTTACTAAGGAGGAAGTATGGCAATCGTCGTAACAGAGCAAGAGTTTCACGAGTGGAAGGCAAGTCGAGTAACACAAGCTTTTATGAAAGCTATTTACAACGACAGAGAGTGGTTAAAAGAAATGTTGTTAGCAGGAACCGAAGATGATGCGAGTATTCGAGGACGAGCAGCAGCATGTACAGCTATTCTAGCTTTAGACTACAACGAGTTAATGAATTCAGTAACGGAGAAGAAGGATGACTAACGTGTCTGGCATTACTCCAGTGTTTGATAGGATTTTAATTAAGCCTCTCGAAGTGGAAGAAAAGACAGCAAGTGGAATCATTATCTCTACTGCAGAAACCAGCGAGCGAGAACAGCTTTCAAATACTACAGGTGAGATTATTGCCTTAGGTGAAGAAGTTCCAGACGGTGTTGTTTCAGTAGGTATGAGAGTTGGCTACGCTAAGTATGCTGGTTTGATGTACAAAGGTAAAGATGGCGTGGATTATCGAATGATTAACTACGACAACTTAGTATGTAAATTAGATGATGACATGAAGTTGATTGACCCACATCTAGCACAGGGAAGAAAACCATGAGTGAAGAAATACAACAAGAAGCACCACAGGACGCTCCAGAAGCTCCTCAGTACGAGTCCGAAGCAAGGGCACAGGGCTGGGTAGCAGCAGATGAGTTCCGTGGCTCTGAGAGCGATTGGGTTGATGCTGAGACGTTTGTACGTCGTGGCAAAGAAATTATGCCAATCCTTCGTAAGAACAATGAGAAACTGCTTAAAGAATTAGGTGAAGCTAAGAAGGACGCTGCGGAAGTACGGGAAGCTGCTAAAGAGTTCCGTGAGTTCCAAAAGCAACAATTTGAACGCAAAACCAAAGAACTTGAAAGCCAGCTAGAGCAACTGAAGCAAGCTAAGCGTGAAGCAATTACGCAAGGTGATGGCGACAGGGCAATAGCGATTGACGATGCAATGGATGAACTGAAAGAGCAACGTCAAGAGGCTAAAGAAGACTTAAAAGCTGCTGAAGAAAAAGTTAAAGAAGCTCCTCAAGTCACTCAAGACCCTACACTCAATGAGTGGATGGACAAGAATGATTGGTTTGGTAAAGATACACGTTTGACTGGTATGGCTAATGGATTAGGCGTTGAATTAAGACGTGAAAACCCTTCGCTACAAGGTAAAGCGTTTCTAGACAAACTAGATGAAGAGCTTGCAATTATGTTGCCAGAGAAGTTTGGTAAGAAACGAGTACAGAATCCGATGGAAGGCTCCTCTAATGGAACAGCTAGACCATCAGTGGGTACTGGAAAGAAATCTTACAACAACTTACCTGCAGAAGCTAAAGCAGCTTGTGATAAATTCGTTAAGCAAGGTCTTATGACCAAAGAAGCTTATGTTGCAGAATATGAATGGGATTAAGGGAGAAAGAACATGACTGAAATTAAAAAAGAAGTTAAAGCTGTACCAGAGTCTACTA